AATACGGTGCTAAAGGAAAGAACTTAAATTCTATTAAAGCTGCAAGATTACTTAGACCAATATCTCAGTAATAAGTGGTATCTCAAAGTGGGGATATATACTAGAGAAGGAATTCTCTAAAATAGAATTAAAGTTAAATGGCAAATATAAGTTTTACACTTAATACTACATCTGGATTTTCTACTGCTGCCAGTGCGATAGCAAACTGGGGGACAGGAAGTACAATTATTGCTTGGGTTAATGACAGTAATAATGTGGGTTATGTTACGACCGGTGACATTGTTTATCAGGTGAATGATAATAATCCCGATGCAGCTTCAGGTACTTTAAGTAGTGGATTTGCAGGGGGACAAGATTTCTACGCATTCCAACAACCAAATGATGGTAGTATTGTTGCCACACAAATATCTAATTCTGGTTTAATATCCGCGTCAATAATAACGACTAGTACGACAACTGAGGCCCCAACAACGACAACTGAGGCCCCAACAACGACAACTGAGGAGCCTACAACAACGACAACATTGCCAGAGTTTACATGTTCTGAAGCTAATGTGTCAATACAAGCCGGTGCAGTCGGAATTAATGTTATAGCTTCGGTAGATGAAGGTACAATAGATAGTGTTGACCCTCCTCAATATGCATTGGGTACTCAAAATTATGATGTTGATGTTATTGCACCTGCTGGATATTCAAATTCCGGTGTTGCTATAACATGCCAAGTTAGTGGGACGGGTACAACGACAACTTTAGCTCCAGCGATTGCTTGGAATAATGATGCCACATATAATGCTCCGGCCGCGGCATCTAGTACAACTAGGATTTTTACAATTACAAATAACTCAACTGCATTTAACTCGAGTCACATTGACCCTAATCCTAGTACAGTTGCTTGGATTTCAACTAATGTATCTTCAACTGTAACTGGTGGTAGTATTGAATTTAATATTAATGCTAACCCAACTGCTAGTGGTAGAAGCCAGGCTTTTACATTACGACATCCAGGGGTTAATGGTGTAAATTCTACAAGTTTATTAATTTCACAAACCGGTGGTAATAACCTTCCAGTAGCTCCTGATTTTAGTAGGACTATGACTATGAATGGTACTCCAATAACTTTAAATTTTGCTAGTGGTAGTGGTTGGTCAGTTGGCTCAGGGCAACAGAGTAATGTATCTGATGCTGAAGATCAATTTGGTAACGGATTAACTATTGAAATAACTAGTGTGCCGCAAAATGGTAATATTCAGGATGCAAATGCACAGGGGTCAAATTTATCGACAAGTGCTGTTTTAACTGGAAATCAGCCATCTATAATATATACGCCAAATACTGATTATACGGGTAATGATGCTTTTTCATATACTGCAATAGATAGTGACGGTGGAACTACAGTTGGAACTATTACAGTTACAATTAACCCGCCACAAAATCAAGCCCCAGTTCCTGGAAATGCAACATATTCTATTAATGGATTTGGTACTACTAATATATCAACACAACAAGATCTTGCCTCAGCTGGTTCAACAGATGATAATGATGCGTCGGCTCTTTTAACATATACTTTATGTGATAATACAGGTACTCCACAAACTGAAGCACAAGTTGCAGCAAGTTTAACGAACGGTGATTTTGTAGTTAACTCAAATGTAGGTGCTTTTACGTTTACTTATACAAAAAAGAGTGGTCTTAATTTAACACCTAATAATAGTAATCTAGAAGAGTATTTTTATTACAAGGTAACAGATACAGATGGTGAAGAATCAACTGGTGTGGGTATAATTACATTAAGAACTTTAGCTCCCGGTAATAATCCTCCAACATTTTCAAATACTTCATTTAATACTACTTTAGATCAATGGAGTAGTACTGGTGGTACAGCATCTGCTTCTGACTCTAATACTGGAGATCAATTAGTATGGAGTATCGTATCAGGGCCAACTTCTTCGAATGGCATTACTAACCCAGGTTCTTTAGATTTAGACAATACAACTGGTGCTTGGACGTATGAAGCTAACTATAGTATAACACAGCCTGATCAAATTACATTTGTAATACAGGTTAATGATGGGTATGAAGATGCGCCCACCCCATATACTGTAGTGATAACTGTTAATCCAACCGCGGCCATTGCAATAAAGTATTCTGCATTTGTAACAAACTCAGACGAAGCTTGTTCAGCAACTAGAAGTAATACTGGTTATTTAGATGCAACTAGCGGGAATACTAGTATAGCTGATTTAACGTCAGGAGATCAAATTTATTTAGATGCAGCTTTTGGAACGGCGATTAGTACTTCTAACCCAGCTACTAGATGGTTATCGGTTTCGGCTACTAGTGGTGGTGATGCTAAAGCTATACAGCTTGGCATAGATGTAATAGAAACTATTGTAGAATGTCAAGTTAGTTTAGGGAATGCATGGGAAATAACTGTTAACTTTGATGAAGATGTAAATGATTTATGTGCAGGCACTTATGAGTACGGAGGCCAAACCGTTTGGCAAAACGTAATAGATGCTACAAATCCAAGTAATCAGCCAGTCTTATTAAGCCAAGTTATTACAGCAGGAGGACAGATATTTACTGATGAAGTTATAGCTAATACATATCTTAGTAATTCTGCGCCTGCTGAGTTTACAGCATTAACAGGTTACTATAATGATAGTGTTTCAGCCGATACTGACAAATACTTTGAATTTCAACAAGGTGCTTGGGTAGAAGGAAGTGATGGATATGCACAAGATTGCCCGCCAAGGATAAAATACCAAACATACGATGTTGGTGTTTACTATAATACAGTAGATCCTATTAGAATTGATAATGTTTGTTTAGCTGATGACAGTGATTTAGTTCTTACAAAACTTTATTTTAGAGCTAATCAAGAAGATGGAGTAGGGTCTTTATCTGAATTGGCTAAATTACAATACATATTACAACATAATATAGTACCTTTTACTTCATTAGAGGCTGCGAACCAAGTTGATTATGGATTATCATGGTCAAGTACTACGTTCTTAGCTAGTAAGGTTAACGTTGATAGTTTCAATAATGCAACTTATTCATTAGACACAGATAGGCGATTTGCTGTTTGGGAAAACTATAACTCAAGTGGTTATACCGGTAACTATGTATGGAAGGGCGTAGTTGGAAACGATACAGATTTATTACAAGGTAGTACTGGTAATGCTAGTACAGAAGATGCTAATATAATTTTAGGTACATGTAGTACTCAGTTTGAAAGACCTGCAGGTTCTTCTACATTTGAAGTAGGTCAGTCGATTGCTTCTAGAGAAAATGTATTTTATGCATTTTTATCATGTGTTGCGAGATTCCAAGATGGATCTCCTTATTGGAATTTATATGTCATAGATGGTTTACATAAAGATACTGATAATGGCAGTTCTTATATAAAAGAATTACACGAGGTTATTGGTGATAGAGGAATAATAAATGGTCCTACTGTATTAGAGTGTATGTCAATGCAACATAAAATTGTTGCTGTTAATATTGATGATGCTCAAGATATATTAGATAATATAACAGAATATAATAATGATTCTATTAGAACTGTTCAGGTTAACCCAGTTGATTTAGGGCTATCCTCTGCGGCTGTAATTAATTATGGATATACTGATTGTGAAGGTTGTTTGATGCAAACAGAGTTGCCCCAAACATACACATTGGCGACTGTTGATGATGCTGATATTATTAACAAATCGATTCCTAATTTTAACCTAGAAAAGAATTATAGTTTAGATAATATTTCTAAACCACTATTAAGAACAAACCCTAAATTATCAACTAACGCGAAGTTAGTAGTTAATAGTAATGGTAAAATGTATATTGAATCAATAGAGGCTACAAAAGAATTAGCATCAGTTGAATATAAAAAATGGGCAGTTAATAAAGATGGAAAGTGGTCATACGATCTACAAAGATTCTTTAAAAATACTAAAACACCTGCAGACCAAATATACAAAATAAAAGAGTCTTACTCAAACTTTGCAGTACAAGATACTTTTGAACATCAAATAGAAGAGGATTACCATTACGGTACAGTCTATAACTATTCTAAGATACATGATGAAGACTTTAGAATGATGGCTCCTATTTGGTTAGATAAAACAATACCTAACAAATTTGTAATCTTTAGAGTAAAAGATCCTATTGGTACTTTAGACTTTGATACACGATCTAATTTAGATAATATAAAAGAGATTTTAAAGAATAGTGAAATTGTAAAAACATTTGATTTATCTAGAGATTCTGAATTAGGTACATATATTAGAAACCATATACAATCTGAGTCATTCCCTAAAACTCCAATTACAATGAACTTTGATAAATTACAAAGGTCTTCATTTAATGGTATTGATTTAGAAAATGGAGGGTTTACTTCTAAAGGAGAGTATTTAGATAGCGATTTTATTAGTCAAGATTCTACGTTAATCGATGCTAATGAGTTAATTACAAGTGGGTTCCAAAGAAATAAATTAGCATGTGCAAATTTAATTAACCTAGAGTTCCTATTTAATGATGACGCTGCTACTGATTATTCTGTTAGTAGATATTTTGGTTTATATGTAAATGATATTGATTCAGGTTACGGTACATTAGATTCTGCAAATACAGGAAGACTTAAGTTTAAAAATGTTAATTCATATATTAATAGCGAAAATTCATCTGCTATTCCACCATATAAATTAATATCTGAAACTCCTACATTAGGGTACGCGGCAACATCTGATAAATTCTATAAAATATCTCCAAAGACAGTATATAACCCTAGTAACCTAGAGTTAAATGTTGAAGATTCTAGAAATTCAATTGCTTCAGAAATTAAATTAGCTGAAACTGGAAATTCAATCGATATAAAGGTTGATGGAAAACCAGGTAGTGACTTTGTAAAGGTAAACATCTTAGAGAACCCTGCTGTAAACGATGGGTTTGCAATATTCCCTTCAAAAGAACAGACATATAGACTTAAGTTTACTAGGCTAATTCCACAGCAATCATTAGGACAAGAGGATTGGAAATTTACAATAGTTAATCCTACTGATGGGCAATTGTTAGAGTTTGGACCTATTTATATTGATGGACAGGGCATACAAGGTGTTGCTACTTATATTCAAAATAGAATTGGAGAGGAAGACCAATTTACTGGAGCAAAGGTATATCCAGAACTTTACAATAATTTAAACATTGAGGTAGAGTCAGATAGATCTATTATATTGTCAGAAAAAAGAGCTACATTAAAACCATTACAGCCTGATTTTATTCCATGGCAATCAAATGGTGTTAATAATTCTATTGTTAGAATTGAAGAGCTGCAAGTACCTTATGATATTGATAATAATACATTCTTTGCATTAGATATACCAGCAGGTCAATTTGGTGGAGTTAATTTCTCTAACCAAGGAACCATACCTCAAGTTACAAGTGCAATAGTAAAATCTATTAATTCTATAGATAATGGGTTTACAGCACTATCATACGATGGAGCTGACCACTTCTATATTAAAACAGATGTACAAGGTTATAGACTATTATCTGCTGGTATTGCAATCCCTAATGCAAATGCTAATCAGTGGATTAGTGTTGATTCAAATAATTTAGATGTAAATAATTTACTTAGATTAGATATTAATGATTGTGATAGCCCAGAGAATTGTAATACAATTAATAATAGTTCAATTTATTATTTCAATGGCGGTAATTCAACTGGCAAGTCAATATTAGTAACATTAGATTCTGCTAGTGATATTAATGTAAATGATTATATTAATACAAAATCTAGAGGGATCTATAATAAAGTTATTGATATTGTAGATGATATTGAAAGATTACCTTTACAATATAAGAAAATTGTATTGGAAAAACCTAATACGATTGAGGCTGGTGAAATTAAAACCTATGCAGATAATCTAGTTAAAGTAGGTTTATTTTCTGCGTTTGATATTCATGATATGAATTTTGATTTTTATGATACTTCAAACTCAGACCTAAAAGAGTTAGTTTATGAGACTCCTGCTAATATAGCATACGAGCCTGAACAAGATGATTCAAATGACATATACCCATTTGGTAGTAAAGAGAATACAGAATACACGCTAAATCCAGTTGATTATTTTAACGGATTAAGTGATATTTTATTAGAAGAACAAGCAGATGAGTTTAATGAAAATCAAATTACTAGTGAGTTTGATAGATTACAAGAAAACTATTTAAAAGAATATGCTATCAAGTCAAGAGTAGTTCCTTCTATTAATAAATGGGTTTTAAAAGATAGCTTAACTGTTAGAGAACAACCATACTACCTAAACGCTAATGAGGCTTTCGGTAGATCTAATTTTGCACCTGATTTATCTGCCGATGGTAGAAATAGATTAGGTATGACACATGAATGGTTTTACATTAATAATTTACCAGCTTATTTTAAGAATAACGTAGGTAGTGATGCTAATCCTGTATATAGGCTAAATGATTCTTTTAGTTATATTAACTTTATGGATAACTTTGAGATTACTCCTGCTATATTTAAAGATACTAATTATGATTATTTTGATAGATTCTTTGTAACAGAAGGATTCGAGACAAAGGGCAATAATAACTATAAGACTTTTGTAAAAACAGATAGACAGAAAAAGTATACTAGAGTTGAAGGTGGTAATAATACTGCATTTGCAAGTACTATATTTAAAGGTTTAAAATTTATATTTAAAGGTAGAAAAGAGTTTACTGCCTCTAATCCAGTAGATTTTATTAAGTCTTCTGAATTTAATGGATATAGATTTAGTATTTTACTAAATGTAAAAACAGCACAAGAATCAAATGGTATCGACTATGAAGTAATACAAAATAAAAAGTTTAAATTTGTTGTCTTTATGATTTCATTAAGTCTAGATGATTTATGGTCAGATGGTACTTTAAATAGAAAATTATTATATGAATTAAATCATTCGTTAGTTTGGAAATCAGAAAACCTAACATTTGAATATTCAGATATTAAAATCGATGGAGCTCTTAACTTACGAGATGCTAATTTTACAGACCCAAGTGCTTCTAATTATTTAGAGGTAAATGGATTACAGCATGTTGATGGTTCAATTCCTCAATTTTTAGAGCAAATTAATAAGGATGATGATTCTAAGTTTGGTAACTTAATAGTTAAGATAGAATCTCCATTCGGTGAGATGTTTTTAAGATTAAATATCGCAAGGTTAGATGGACAAGATACTTTAGTATTAGCACAACCACCTAAAGATATTTCAGATGGTGATAATGGTGACGGGTTAGATTCAAATGGAGTTCCACTAACACCAAATGCAAATTTACAAAATATACCTGCGTATTTACAGTCAACTGCAGAATATACTTATGAAAAAGGAGGTATAAATGCATATAAATCTATTTTAGACGCACTATCCGCTAGAGATGTAGCGACAATGTTATTAAGAGAACCTAACAATATAGTATTTACAACCGTAAATAACGATGGTCAAGTTTTAAATAACCAGTTTGTTATTAATTTAGAAGATGGTACTGAAATTGTAAAAGACTCTAAAGTACAAACTATTCCTGATACGGATAAGCCAGAATCTTTTAAACTGTTTTCAGGTAATATTGGTTATGATTTAACAGATGGTTTTACATACTATCCATTCCTAGTTAGACAAAATGGTGGATATACAGTTGATACTAAACCTGTGGTTACTTTTACAGATGTATATAGCCACATGAAAACCAATACTTTACAGAGTACATCGGATTCTACAGAGATAATCTTAGAAGAACAAATGTATAAACACTCTCTAACAGATATAGATGAAATTAATCTTGCAAAAGATTACTATAAGAGATATAATAGATGTGGTGTTGCATTTAACTTAGGATTTATATACGACGGTGGTACTCATGACAATCAATGGGGTTATATTAAAAACCATTTCTATAGAAAGGTAAATGAATTTAACGCCGCGTCGGTAACTAAACTATCTACGTCTACAGATAAACTGCCTCTTTACCCATTAATTGGTGAAGTTGCTATTGATAAAAAAGACGTACATGTGTTTAAATCTTCATGGGATAAAAACTATTATACTCGATCTTTATCCGGTGGAAATATTGAGCAGGTACCTGGTACATTTGAAACTAAAGAAGAGAAATCATATTTGGCTTCAACTATTATGAAAGTAAAAGATAGCTATAATTTACTTAATTTTACTTCAGAGTATGTTGGGTCAGAAGAAGAACAAGACGTAATTTTATTAGATAATACTAATACTACTGATTTAGTTATATTTGAAAATAAAGATAACATTATTGTAGATTTTTATATCACAGATACTATTAAAGATAAATTATCGTCGGATGGAGTATTCAATGCAATTCAACAATATGTTGCAGTGGCTGATTCTGCTGAAGATAAAACCACTTTGGTTGATGATGCTCAACTTTATATTGAAGAAAATTTGGTCAACCTATTTAGCCTAAATCAAATTAAGCTATTTACGCGTAGAATCAAAGGACAGTTTTCAGCTTTTGAAAATGCAACTACTATCGACGCATTAGACGATGGTGGATATACACAAGATCAAAACTTTACTTTTAGGGCTCACGAACAAAAGCCCCTTAATTTTAGATTGATATATAATAAAAGATTAGGTTACTCTTATAGAATAAGACCTATGATAAAAATAACGTCATAAGAAGATGGCCATTAATATACAAGAAATACTACACCCTAGTGATTCGGACGCTATTAAGTTTGAGAAGATAAACTATAACTTTGATCAAATTGTAGCGAATGGAGGAGGTCCTTCTGGTCAGAAGGGTTCCCAAGGTATACAAGGTACCAAGGGTAACACTGGTAGCAAGGGGCAAAAAGGTGATGTTGGGCCACAAGGTTTAACAGGCGCTACAACTTCGCCATGGCATGTTATTAATGTCAATCCTGACTCAGCTAATGAGACTTATTCTATATTAAAGCCTAAAATTACAACTGATAATTTACACCCTACTATATTTTTAGGGGATCAGATGTTTAATGAAAATACACCCTACGATGGGTTGACCGCTTTAAGAGCTACATTAACTATTGGTAAACATGCACAGGGTGTACAAGGTGGTTTAGACTCTGATGAATATTTAAGACTATGGCACGGTGCTGATAATAATGGTAAAAATGTATCTATTGATATATCTTCTAGTGATGAGGCAGATAACTCTGTTAAATATACTTTTGGAAAATCATTTGATTTAGATGCTGCAGTTAATGTAGAGTTTAATGCTGCTTTTGATAGATTTTCTATTGCAGATAACTCATCATTTAAAGTACCGGCAAATAATACATTATCTCCAGATACTGGTCTTATTAGATATAACTCTAGTACTAATGTATTCCAAGGTGGTATTTCTGACGGAACTAATATTACTTGGGTAGACTTCTGTATGGCTCCTTGTGGTCAAGGCGGTGGAGGTTATACTATTAACATTGAACCAGATGGAGATCTTTTAGTTAATCAATATGGTACTCCTTATACGAGTACTGATCCAAGTATTGAATTAGTGCCATCTACTGAAAGTTACGAGTATGATAATTCCGGTAATGATTGGACTGGTGTTCAAGTGACTACGACTTCTTCGACTACAGAAGCACCAACTAATTATTCAATTAGCTTTGAAAATCCAAACGTACTTACAGGATTAAGTAATACAGGAGGAGGTCTAGAAGTGTTTATCCAAACAGGTCCTACTGATGACTTAATATTTAGTGGAATTGATATTACTAGTAAACCTAGCTGGATTACTTTTGATGCATCTGATCCAGGTTATATTGATATTACAGTAGCAGCGAATACATCATATTCTGCTAGAAGTGGTAACTTAGTTATTGCACACCCACAAGATCCGAATACTACAGCAACTATCGCTGTTTCACAGAATGCTGCTGATGCAACAACACAAGCGCCGACGCCAACAACACAAGCTCCGACGCCAACAACACAGGCTCCGACGCCAACAACACAAACTCCTTTACCATTATATACAGCTAGTAATATTAACGTAAATGTAGCTAACGGCGTAGAAGGGGCGAATGCTGTCATGACTTGGTCGAATAACGGTACTATAGTTTCGTTTACACCAACTGTATTAGGAGAAGGTAGTAATACATACACTTTAGTCGTTACAGTACCTAGTGGATATAGTAATGCTGGGCAACAAGTAAGTGATACTGACACTGCTGTCGGGGAAGAGCTCTATAAAATTACTTACAATCCTAATGGAGGTACTCTTGGTAGTGGGTCAACGGGAATCCCAGATCAAACTGGTACACACCCATTATCAGTAGCAGCTAATACAGCATACGTACGTGACGGTTACACATTTGATTCTTGGAATACTAGTCAGTACACTACCGGTACAAATTATAGTGCTGGAGCTGTACCACCGACATCAGTATATACGGGAAGTGAAGGAATTTATGATAAATTAACTCTTTGGGCAAAATGGAATGTGGTTGCAACCACAACACAGACTCCTGCCACAACACAAGCACCGCCGCTTTGCCAATCGTATGTTGTAACTAGTTTTTACCAAAACGAGTGTAATGTAATCCAATGGCGTGACTGTGACGGAACTGTACAAATGTCATCTCCAATTGGTACACAAAACAACAATTGTCCATACGGAACTCCTTCATTAACAATATGTCATCAGGTTGATTACGATTCATTCCCGAATGGTCCGGTATGGGTTTCAGGTGCCGGTGGTTTGAACTATAACGGGACTTGTTCATAGTAAGCCTATAAAAATTAAATTATGAAAGACAAAATAAAAAATATACTCTCGAACAAGACTCTAGTGACATTTATCGCTGGAGCTCTTGTCGTTATGTTATTTCTTAGACAGTGTAATAGTATTGAGAATTTAAAACAAGATGTCAAGTTAGCACAAGAAGATGCTGGTAGACAACTTAATAATTTTAAAGCAGCTCAAGACTCTGTTACTATATTAAGAAATGATAATGGCGATCAGCTTGCTCAGATTAGATCTTATGAGTTTGATTTATCAAATATGCAATCTAGTCAAGCTAAGTTAACGAAGAAGTATCAGAAAGCGTTAGCATTAAATAAAGATTTAAAAGACGTTAACTCGTTAATCTCAGCTAACTTAGAAATTAAAGATAGTCTAAATGTAACTACTACAACTGAGACTATAGACACGACAACTACTAAAGTTACATTTTCATCTGCTGAAGATTTTGGCAATGGTAACTCTAGAGAATTAACAGGGTTTTCTACCTTTAAATATGAATTTGAACAGTTTAAAGTATTAGAAACTAAATTTGAGTTAACACAAACTCTAAGCTTAATGGCAGCAATTGAGAACGTAGATGGTGCTGATAGATTAAAATTATCTACAAGCTACCCTGGATTAGAAATTAAAGATATTGAAAATATTAATTTAGTAAATAGCAGATTAAATAGACAAGACCAAAAGAAATCTAGATGGTTAGTTGGTTTTGGAGTTGGATATGGTATTAACTTAAATAACGATCAAGTAATTAGCACAGGACCTTCAATAGGTGTGGGACTTTACTGGTCACCTAAATTTTTACAATTTTAAAACATGGCGCAATCATCCAGATATTTTAAGATAGACCAAGACATTTTACTTGAGTTTATCTACCACGACCAAGGTAATCCTGAGCCATATCGTATAGAAGTAGACGATAATGGTAGTGAGGTGATGTTCTTAGACACAGTCCAGGGAGATCCTTTCAGTACTAGGCACTTAATTAATGAGTTAGGTTCTGCGGTAGTGAATTTTGATGTGACATCTATATCTGGTTATTTAGCTGTTGAGAATTTTGCAGCTAGAACTTTACTTCTACAAAATGGAAAGACATATAAGTTTGATTTAAGCGCTTTACCTAATCCAGCTGATTTTGCAATTAGCGGTGAATTGGGTATTTATTCATTCTCAGCAATAACTAATATCGCAGAATATACCCCGAACCAAAATGGTACAGTAGAATATTCATACCCTGGTTTAATTGGTGGTAAAGCTATTGTTGATACTAGAGCTAACCCTCTATTTGCTTCACCAGACGAAGCTACAGGTAATGATCTTAATCAGACTATTGGTAGATACCATGCTATTAACGCACCCGGTGGTGATAAAACTAAATATGCATTACTGGGTTATGACTCTACTGGAGATTATGAAATGCATAATTTTATTAATAATGCAGTTGAATGGACTGGTTCTAGAGAAAATGATTTATTAAATTATCAGACTGAAGCAACTGCGAATATTAACTATATCCAATATGATACAGTTAGACTACACTTAAGATCTGGATTTAGTTTTGCAGCAAGAGGTTATGAAGGTTTTCTATTCGAGGTAACTACTGAAAGAAATACTGGTATTAAAAACTTTTTAACTCAACTAGTCTACTTAAATCAAAGTAACTATGAATTTTCAAATCCTAAACCATTTATTTTAGGTGAAGTACTTTGGTCTAAATATATTAATATTAAAATCCCATCATTAATCGGACAGAACCAGGAGTTCTTAGATAGATTTTATGGTGATGGTACTCTTAATACTAGTGATGTAAATCCACTTGCTAATTACGGTATTAATTTTAAATTACTAGAAAAATTAGAAACTATAGCAGGTTTTGATTATGTCTATACTGGAGAAGAGAATAAATTTACAGTTTCTAGAGAAGATGAGTATTCTGATTTTACCGTAGTGGTTGAAGATGCTGAAGATGGAGATTACTTTAATATTTACGGAGAAAAAGATAATTCAATTTCCGGCTTTGAAAGTAATATATTAAATAGAATTCAAACCAGCTCAGATGATATTGTTGTAATATACGACACTGAAGTATTTGAACAAGTGGGTACTTCTTTTATTAAAACATCAGATACTACATTTACACAATATGAAGACTTTAGTACACCTATCGTCTTTAGACCTGTGATTAAAAATGCTAATGTTGCGGTTAACTTCTCGATCGATGTGACGATGAGAATTTACAATCAAACAGATAATACTCAAATTGTAAAGAAAGCAGCTTTAACAGTAAACTACCCGGCTAAATATGGTAAGAAATTATCTGCTCTTAAAATTGACAACCCAAATATATTGACGGAAGTTTACAACGTTTTACCTAGTTTAACTTCTAACAAAACGATCTCTGGTTTTATTACAGATAATTTACCAAGATCAACAAAGTACGTGCCTACATTTATTGAAAGACATAATGTAATTGCTTCTTCTGCTAAAGTAGAACTTACAGGTACAGGTAATAATGAGATGTTAAAAGAGGTTGAAGAGTTTGATACTTCTGATTTCGTTAACGAGGGAGATCTATCAATCACAATCCCTCCTTTTTCTACGTATATTAAATTTGTGATTGCAAAGAAAAGAGGTGATGATTTCGAATTAGTATCTTTTGAAAACGCTGAGTTAGTTATTTTAACTTTTAATGACGGTAAATCTAAATTAAAGTTTAACCATGTCTATAATAAAGATATTGATATGGGTAAAGGTGAAGTCTTATTTAAGATTAACGAACAAAATGCAAATTCAATTAGAGGTATGCAAAACCGAGATTTCTATATTAGTTTAGATAACGGTGTTGATGAATCTATGGTTACTAAAGGTAAATTTACTCTTGGATAATGATTTTAAATAGTAGAAATAACGCATACGATTTTAGATTTCCTAGAAAGTTTATTCCAGAGGAAGTTGTAGATAAGTACAAAAAGTATTTAAACAGAATTCCAGGTGGACTGTTAGCAGAGCCAGTGGATTTTGTTAACTATTCTATACAAGGTGTTAATATTCCTGGTATTACGTTTGACCCAATTACACAAGCAGATAATGATGGTACAACTAGATACCATAGAGGTGCAGTCCCAATCCAAAATACAATAACAAGAGAATTTACAGTTACTTTCCAGTTATTAGATGGTTTTATTAACTATTGGATTATGATGGACACTCTATTATACTATTATGCAAGAACTACTAAAGAGCCTTATATCGAACCATTTACTTTAAGGATTCTAGATGCAGAAGGTAGTTCTGTTGCTTTTATGAAATTTGAAAAAATAATACTAAACTCTATTAACGAGTTAAATCTAAATATGGCAGAAAATGTAGCTGACTTCAATACGTTTGAATGTGCTTTTGTTTACAATAAGATGAGCCTAGATTTAGAAATAGATTAAACGATATATACATTATGAAAACATTTAATGATTACTTAGTTGAACAACAACTCACAGAAACTGATATGGCTCTATTAACAGAAGGCCTACAGTCTGAGTGGACTCCTGAATTAGAGGAAAAGGTTGATCAAGCTCTAGAAGAGTTTGTAAAACAATACTTAAATGAAGAGACTGGTGAGTTTGATTTAGACAGATTAGAAGAAGACCTAGTTGAAGAAGGTCTTTTAGGTTCTATTATCGGTGGTTTAACTGGTTTTGCCTTAGGAAAATCTATCGGTAAGATGTTAGCTAAAGTACTGGGTATTCAAAAAGGTATATTCTACGATCTATTAACCTCCAGATTAGTCGGTGCCGCTCTTGGTGCTGCGATGGGTAAAAGATTCTAATTTGAATTTAGTTACTGTTGACTTCTCGCTTAATTCCCCTGGCATTTGTGTCTGGCAGTCTGATACGAATGAATATCACTTTATCTCCTATATTAAAGCTGGTTCAGGAACAAAAGCCGAACAAAAGAGGCAAGAAGAAATAAGTCTATTTAAAGACGTTACTCTTGTACACCAACCCGATTGGCATTTAACAGTTGGGGATTACTCCAAAAACGAATTTGCAAAGATTAAGAGGTACATCAAAACAGCGGATGATATTATTAATCTAATCATAAGCATAACAAACAGCAAACAAGATTATCACATAGCATTTGAGGGTACGTCGTATGGTTCTAAGATGGGAACTAATAATATGATTGACATGGCAGCAGGAGCTGCAATCCTAAAAGAACAAATGATATGCCAACTCGAGGTCAAAAATTTACTGACCGTTGCACCCACAACTATTAAGAAACATGCAGGTAAAGGTAACATGAACAAGTTAGCACTTTGGGTAGCCTTTTTAAATAATATAGTAGAGAGTCCAGAGTTAGCTAAGACTTCTTTATTTAATTATTGTGTAAATGAAATAGGTGATGAGGTTAAGAAGGTTCCAAAACCATTTGATGATCTAGTCGATGCTTGGTTCCTTAATCATTATTTGCTTCAGCAACTTGGGGAAAATTTGCCAGACTAACCAAGTCTCTGCTTCAACCGCGGGACTCCAAAACTGTCCTAATCTCTGCCTTCAGCCTAGTCTCTGCCTCCAGCCCTGGAATGGTACTTATCTTTCTTTGGCCTTAAAGACATGCCTTATATGCGACTTCCCAGAAAAGGTTTCAATTTTATTCAACTTTTTTTCAAGTCTTAGTTCTTCAGCTATTTCAAGCCGTTTAAACTCACGTCTTTCCCACTCTATTTCATAGCGTTGGCGTGATTGCATTTCCCAAGGCCTGTGGTCCCATGACATAGGACACCTCCTGTAATTTTAGTTGATGTTTGGTAAGATTATCTTCCTGCTCCTTTAAGAGTTCTATCTAGGTTAAAGATTCCGAAGTTGTTTTCATGATCGTCTGCATCCCATTCACATTTCCATTGTTCGTCGAATGCTGAAAATAAACAAATAGAAGTTCTAGAATGTTTTGCAAAGTTTTTAAGAGCATCGTGATACGCAGCCTGGTTTTCTTCGTTAGAAATATCAGATAAGAAGTTTGATGCTTTGGTTGCCCAGCCGGTTTCACCTATATGTACAGCTTTATCAACACCAATTTCATTTAGATATTCTTTTACTTTCATAAAGTGAGTTATAGCAGTATTAAATGTATTCTCTATTAAATCTATACCTTCTGGTAGATCTCCAATAGTAATATAAGGATATACATGTACTGAAATATAATCTACAGCATTAATTAACTCTATAAGATCGTCTGATTGATATTGTTCTTCTCCGCCCCATGCAGCATAATTATCAGAGCTTGTAATCCATAGATCAGAATCTAAATAACCACTATCTATATAGACTCTGAAAACTTTAATCCACTTTAGAATTTCTTTTGGTTGAACAAAATCCCAATGAGACCAATGTACTCTAGCCTCGTTTCCTATAGATATGATTTTTACTATGTCCGAGTACTCATGAGCTAACTCAATCGCTTTGTTTATTTCATCATTATTTTGTTGAGCATTTCCCCTAGAGTGATCTTTTTCAGGAGTCCATGCATTATGACATTCTATCCATGTACCTAACATTACATACATCTCAAAGTTTTCATTCTCAGCCTTTAGCTCTTTAATAGCTTTAAGTACATTTGAAGCAAACTCATGTTGAAGATCGTAAGTCTTTACGACTTTATATCCACTCCAAGCAAGTAATTGTAGATCTTCTTTGATCTGTTCCATGGTTGGTTCCACGTCTCTAGACTTGCCTCTAAATCCACTATACGCGATCATCGGGTAATCTGAGTTTCCTAATATTTGATTAGCTGTCATTTCTATATAATTTGTTTAATCTATGTATTATATATCTAGCTATTTTTTTAGCATGTTAATGCACTTATTTTGCAAAAAAGTTATTAACATATTATGAAGAAACAAATCTAAATTTAGATATATAATATGTATAATAAACAAAAGTACAATTGACATGTTGATAACAGCGGACTACTTCCGTCTCAATGAGATTCTCAAACAAATGGTGGAAGCCAACGCAATCACTTCGCAAGAACGTGAGGAGTTGCTACACAAATCAGGGCTGATTAAGCAAGAGGACGGGACTTGGAAGGAATTGCCTGCAGACTCAAGGTCTGGGCGCTGTCCAGCTATTTTAACACTAGATTGAAACTATTGTATATTGTACAACTATAAGGAACTGAAAGACATTAAAGTATTTCATTATTAAACAATTTTAAACAACTAAAAGAAAATTATGAGCGATTCATTTGACATTTTTAACTTAGGCGTGGAAGATGTGGAAACACACCAGCCTGAAAGAACAACCGTAAACGAAGTTTACAAACCAACTGCCGATGACGGCAAAGACGGAACTTACAAAGCACTAGTGCGTTTTGTTCCAAACCCAGAGAACCCAAGAAAATCTCTGATTCAAAAGTACGTACACTGGTTAACTAACTCTAATGGAGATGGTAAATTAGTAGACTCTCCTCAAACAATTGGTGAACACTGTCCAATTGCAGATGTATTCTGGAAATTAAGAAAATCAGATTCTGCAGTAGACCGTAAGTCATCAGAGAAATTAAAGAGACGTCAACAGTATTATTCTCTTATCAAAATTATTAAAGATCCACAAAACCCAGAACTAGAGGGTACTTACAAAGTATTCAAGTTTGGTTACAAGATCAAAGAGAAAATCGACTCAGAATTGAAGCCTGATTTCGGTGAGCCAACACAAGTATTCGACCTTTTCGAAGGTAAGAACTTTGAGTTAGTTATCACAAGACAAGGTGAATATAATAACTATGATAAGTCGAAATTCTCGGCTAACAAATCAGCTATCGTAATGGGAGACTCTCCAGCGGAAAGATCTCAAGATACTATGACATCTATTAAAGCAGAACTAGAAGGCGCTCCTTCACTTGCAGGCTATGACTACAAAGCTTGGGATGAAGACACAAGAGCATTCGTAAATAACGTTCTAAGAATGTATCTAAATCCAGGTGATTCTATCGCAGAGGTAACTTCAACTCCGGCTACAAAAACTGCTCCAAAGGCAGAGCCACAGAGAGAAGCAACTCCAGTAGCAGCTGCAACAGCAACAGCAACAGCAACTAAGACTGAAGAACCAGCGAAGGCAAACACGGATGATGATTTAGATTCTTTCTTGAATGACCTCAACCTCTAATATACAAATAACAGAGGAGCTTAAGAGTAGAATTAAAGTAGCACTAAAACAAGTTTGTGTAGAACATCATACTACTCCTAACAAGCAACTACTTAAAGACATGCCAGGGCGTATAACCCTGGCGTGTCCTTATTGTGGTGATTCCCATGAAGATGATACCAAGAAGAGAGGTAACATGTATTGGGATACGCTTCAGTATCATTGCTACAATTGTTCACACCATACTAATCTTTATGGACTATTAAAAGACCATCAAGTGAGAATGCCTAATTCAGGCGACTCATTTACTATTATTGACTATATTAAAGCCAATAAGACTCAGGTTAGTCAAGAACAAGTATTACAAAACGCCTCACTTGCTAGCGTCCAAGAGAAGGCACTAACTGTAGCAGAGTTTAAACAGATATTTGGCGCTAAAAAAATTGAACCAGGAGACTGGATATGGTTTCAGCTTAAAGATAGGCTGTTACACAATAAAGCTGATGAGTTCTTATTTTCCCCTAAAGGTAATCGCCTTTGGATTTTAAATAAGGGAATGGAAGGTAAAATTATCGGCGCACAATCCAGACGAATGAAAGGCTATGGGTCAAGGTATTTGACTTATGATCTACCTAAACTCTATGAAGAGTGGAATAAACCACTTGAGTTACCACAAGAGGAATTAAATAAACTTGCAAAGGCATCAACGCTATTTGGTATTATGCAGGTTAATTTCCAACAGCCAGTAACTCTATTTGAAGGACCACTTGACGCAAAGTTTATGCACAACTCATTAGCATTGGCCACTGCCGGTCGATCGACAGAAGAATTTGATGAGATGGCAACAGTACGTTATATGTTTGATAACGATACTACAGGTAAAAAGAAAATGGCAGAGAAGCTAAAGAAGGGTAGACCAGTATTTATGTGGTCTAAATTTCTTACTGATTTTAAGCTAGATACATATAATATCAAGGACCTAAACGACTTGGTGAAAGTATGTTACCAGCAAAAATCAGATGCATGGAAACAAATTGAAAAGTATTTCACATCAAGCGAATTAGATCTATGGTACGTATAGAAGAAATGGAAGATAAATTAGAAGATTTTTTTAAGGACTCCCAAAGATTTAAGGGCAATAAACTCATTGTGGGTTTTGATGTTGAAGAGTTTAACGTGGAGAGCAAAGACTTTGTTGTGGAAAAACCTAAACTTAAAAAGGGCCAAAAAGCCGCTAAGTTTGTAAGGTCAAATCCAAACAAAAAGTCATTGTTCTAATATAACTAATATGAGCAAAGAAAAGATTCAGGCACTGGACCAAAAGTTGAGTGCTCAAAGACAACAGTGGTCTGATACTATTAGAGGTCTTGCAAGGGGACTAAAGAAAGTAGATGGAATGGAAGAAGTGATAGCCAATGTGTTATCATCAAGACAGACCTGCGTAGATCAGATTGCATATCTAAACGTAAAGATAAGAGAACAGAAGACCGCGATCTCTGCTAGATATAGAGATGCGTATATCCGCTACTATAATTACGACTATAAACTAGGCGAGAAACAAAAAGAAAAGTTTCTAGAGAATGACCTAGCAGATGAGAACATGGTATTATCTCATCTTGAAAATCAACTAGAATTCTTTAGAGACTCAGTGAAGACTCTGGATAATATGGGTTTTGCAATAAGAAATAGATTGTCTCTAAACGGACTATAAAATGGAACTGAGTTTAACAGATAATAAGCAGTTTCTGCGTATTGATGATGCGAGTGAACTAGAAATAGAACAACTCAATATTACATTTAATCGTAGAATTGAAAACTGGCGCTTTCACCCTCTTGTGAAGAAGGGGCTATGGGATGGCTATATCTCCTATATTAAGGATGATAAGTGGATTCCATCTGGGCTTTGGAAAGAGGTGATGGATTTGTGTAAACAATACAAGTTCGAGTTAAAGATGAATGGTGTTACTTCACTATTCGATCCTTCGGTAAAACAAGAAGAGTTTACAAAGTGGGCAGAAGACTATTTTGATGGCCATGAATTAGACCCAAGAGATTATCAAATCGAGGCAGCATATAATATCCTAAAATTTAGAAGATGTCTAAGTGAATTAGCAACATCAGCTGGTAAAACCTTGATAACGTATATGGCTATTGCGTATATGTTAGAGAAGGGCAAGGCTGGAAGGATATTACTTATTGTCCCAAACGTTTCGTTAGTTGTACAGGCCTCTGAGGACTTTATGGACTATAACTGGCGTAATGCAACGAATATTAAGGTACAACAGATCTATTCTGGTCAAAAGATTAGACCAGGTAGAAACATGGTAATTGGTACGTATCAATCTCTTGTTAAGAAAGATAAAGAATACTTTGAACAGTTTGACGCTGTAATCATCGATGAGACTCACAAGGCTAAGTCTACTTCTATTAAAACAATTCTACACAAATGTACTGCTGCAAACTATCGATTTGGACTCTCGGGGACAATTCCAAAAGCAAAGACGTTAGATAGATTAACCCTAATGGCACATACAGGCCCTGTGATTACAGAGGTCAATGCGGCATTCCTTCAAGATGAAGGTCACATTGCAGGTTGTAATGTGAAAGTAATAAAAATGGATTATGCACCTCAGAGCACAAAGAATGCTTTTTATGAGATGTCCCAAAACAGATATGAAAGTAAAGACGTTTTCAGATTTGAAAGTAATTATGTCATCAATTCAACAGGGCGCTTGGCTTTCATTTGTAACATTATTTCCAGAGTACGTGGGAATAGCCTTGTTCTTTTCCACCGAATCGAACACGGCAAAAGAATTTATGAGAAACTGCGCCAAGATAGTGACAAACCCATCTATTATGTGGATGGTAATACCGACAAAGACATCCGTGAAGAATACAAGAAGAAGATGGAAGCAGGCGCACAGGTTGTCATTGTTGCCTCTTATGGTACGTTCTCAACAGGGATCTCGATTAAGAAAATACATAACATCTTCTTTACCGAATCGTTTAAATCGGAAGTCATAATTAGACAATCAATCGGTAGGGGACTAAGAAAACACCATACAAAATCAGAGGTAAATATCATTGATTTCGTAGATGACTTATCATCACCAGATTGGGATAACTATCTTATTAGACATTCCAAAGCACGTCAAAAGATCTATAAGGAACAGAAGTTCCCGTTTGAGGTAAAAAATGTTACTTTTGACGGTGATATATAATACAATAGTAAAGTATTAAAAAATAAATTTAATAAAAATGGGTTCATTAAAACTACAGTCTTTTGAAGATTTCGCTAACGCTTCCGCTGAAGCAACAAAAATGAAATTAGAAGAAGAACAAAAAGCAGCTCGTACAGAGTCAGCTTACCAATTCGAAACATTATTATCTGAGTTTGGCGTTACATCTGTAAAAGATTTAAACGAAGAAGACAGAAACAAATTTTTTGCTAAGCTAGGTGCTTCTGAAGTATCTGAGTCTTTAGCTATCATTGAAGAAGGTACCAGATCACAAGTTGGTATTATTTCTAAAAGAGGAAAAATAGAGTCAGTGTATATGCACTACGATGGTTATCCAGACCACATGTTACCTACAATTAAGAAGGGTTACATGAATTCCGGAACAGTTAAGTTTTTACTTAAGAAAGGGGGTGGCTCAGGTTTGGAAGCAGATCCTAGTAAGATTAATTTCTACGGAGATAAAACAACTCTAAAAGGTGACGCTAAGAAAATCGAAGATTATATTTCTGATGCTAGCGAAAGAGCAGGAGCAGAATTCGTTTACTTGTTTGATGAAAGAGATGGTAAATGGTATATGGCAGATGTATATGGAGATAAAGAATTAATTCCAGCATTTGAGTCACTGATTATTAATGAAGCATTTAAACCAAGTAAAGGTAACGCAAGAGACGCAAAGAAGGTTTCTAAGTTTTTAAATACATTCTTTATGAAGCATTCTGCAATTGCAAACTCTGAAAGTTTTTTAGGAGCATGTAGATACTTATTAGCTGAAGCCCTAACAGACGCTAACTTCCACTCATACAGAGACCCAGTAAGTAAAGCACTAGGGGGTACGATTAGTACTATCATGGTAGACATTGATAATTTAGGTGGCATGGCAATTCCTGTTGGTAAGAAAACAATTATTAACCTATTAGACGAACATTCCTCCGGTCTAGCTAATGCAGCTGGATGGTCAGGTATCGGTATCGTTGAAGGTATGGCAGTATTCTTAGATGGATTTGGTTACTCTCAACCAGCACAAAAAATAGTAGATGCATTTGAATTAATCTGGGCTAACGAGTCTGTGATGAATGAAGGTAATGCATTCTTAGCTGCAAGAGCTAAAGCTATTGAAGAAGATGCTGAAGACTTTGAGTTTAACGGTAAGAAATTTCCAGTAATTAAAGAATCAAACGAAGAAGTTGAAGAAGGAAATGCATTTGGTGCTGCAAGAGCAGAGGCAATTGCAAAAGGCGAAAAGACTTTTAAAGTTGGTGATGAAGAATATGATGTAGAAGCAGTTGATGCTGATGATAAAGAAAACGCAGAAGAATTTGTTGAAGAAACTGAAGATGTTGAAGAAGGAAATGCATTCGGAGCTGCAAGAGCTGAAGCGATTGCAAAAGGTGAAAAGACCTTTAAAGTTGGCGATGAAGAATTTGACGTAGAAGCAGTTGATGCTGATGATAAAGAAAACGCAGAAGAATTTGTTGAAGAAGAAACAACTAACGAAGCAGAAGTAAAGTCTGATGAAGATTTTAAAGAGTATGCATTCTCAGTTTTACAACAAGCATTCGGTGACGAATTCGATGAAGAAAAAGCTCAAGAAGTTGTAGACGGTTTATTAACTAAACACGACGGTGACTATGGTGCAGCAGTTGGTGCATTACAATCATCGTTAGGATAAAAACAATCTAAAACTTCTTATGAAGAAACTATATACATTTAAAGAATTCTTAAGCGAGAAAGTCCAGGTCAATAACTTGGACAATTTCGTATTTGAAGGTGGGGCCGCTGGCCACATGATGCATCCATTCGATGACCACTCATTAACATTTGCTGATTTTAAAACTATTGTAAGATCTGCACTACAAGGAGGTCTTGATTTTGAAGAGGCACCAACTGAAAAGACAGATGGTCAGAATGTATTTGCAACTGTAAAGGATGGTAATGCTATGTTCGCTAGAAATAAGGGACAATTAGCCAATCCACTCGACTTAAATGGTATCATTAAGATGTTCACTGGCCACGCTTCGAAGCTGGTTGAAGAAACATTCATCTTTGCTGCTAAAGACCTAGCAGACGCACTCCCAAAGCTTAAGGACCAATCTGTATTCCAAGATGGTAAGTCTTTTATCAATATGGAGTTAATTTACTCTAAAAACCCTAATGTAATTTATTATGACAGAGATGTTATTCAATTCCACGGTATGAAAGTTACTGATGGTGAGGGTAATATCATAGGTGAAGAGAATATCGCATCAGAAATAGTTAAAGCACTTAAAGAGCTAAAAGCGGATGTGCAAAATACGTTTACAATAATTCCCCCTCAAATTTTAAAGTTAGGAAAAGACATTAACTTTGATGATAGAGTCGGCTATTACGAAAAGGCGATAAATAAACTGAGAGATACTTATAGTCTATCAGATCAAGATGAGGTTAAAATGTATCACGAGATGTGGTGGAGAGGCCAAATCGAAGAGAACTTTGCAGACCTAGACCCTGCACATAAAGAGGGTTTACTTTTAAGATGGGCTTACTTAGATAAGAAGACTCTTAAGTTAACTGCATTAAAGAAGGAATTAACACCGGAACAAAATAAGGCTGTTAAAGATTTTGATGGTCAAAGAAATAAGAAGTATAAAGAAAACATTTTACCTTTTGAGAATCTATTTTTAGAGTTAGGTGCAGATGTTTTAAAGAACGCTTCTAATTTTGTTGCTGCTAATCCAGATGCTGAGAAGGCAAGATTACATAATCAGATTAGAACTGAAGCTGACAAGATTAAAAAGAATGGAGACCTTACTCAAATTGCGAAGGTTGAAAGAGAACTAAAAAGACTAGAGGGAATTGGTGGTATTGAGTCGATCATCCCAACTGAAGGAGTAGTTTTTAAATTTAAAGGAAAAACCTTTAAACTAACAGGTACCTTTGCTGCGATTAACCAGCTAATGGGAATCATAAAATACGGAAACTAATGGCACTACATAATTTAAAAACATATTTTGAAGGGGCTAATATTTCAGACATTGATACATTATTAAATAATAAATGTATT